CTAATGAAGGACAATGATAATTATCATAAGATAATTAATCGCATCCATATGTATGGTTTGCGTATTTCCCCTTCATTGATTTGGAAAATTACCCCTTGGACATGGTTAGGCGATTGGGCTTCTAACGCTGGCGACATTGTCGCCAACGCTGAGGATAACCTTTTCGGCTTAGTGTCCAAGTACTCGTGCATAATGCGACACACTGTGTATCGCGCTATAAACAACAGTACCATCCGTTTAAAGGATGGTGATGTTGGTTGCTCCTGGTATCAAGAAATTGATGTCAAGAGACGACACGGGGGATTTCCGTATGGATTTGGACTTGGCTGGGAAGCTTACAACCCTGGCCAATTAGGCGTGCTAGCTGCCCTCGGTGTTACCCGAGGTTCCAACTAACACTTTCATTCTAGCAGTCTTAGACCAGTAGGCGAGTTTGGTCACTCGCCCTCCACTGTTAGGATTTTCGACCATATTTCGAAAGGATAATCCACAATGTTTACCGATCCCCAAGTTGTTACCGTTAATGCTGTTGCTCAATCAATGCCGCGCATTTCTAGTAAGGACCTTTCGGCCACTTACCAGAAGGACGACCAGTCATATAAACTGACCGTCTCCCACTTATCCTCCAATCAGAGGATTCGTTCGATGGTGCGCATTGATCAGCGGGCAATAGTACCGGATCCGTTGACTTCAATCAACGATTACGAGACTTTGTCCTTCTACTTCGTTGTCGATCGCCCAGAAGTGGGCTTTTCTTCAACGCAGGTAGACCAGCTTGTCCAGGGTTTAAAGACCTGGCTCGACTCAACTGCCGTTGGCAAACTGTACGGTCTCCAGTCTTGACTGGACACTTCGAGAAAAACATTCTTTGTAGGATTCATGGAGGAATCTTCCTCTATAAACCCAAAATTGAAGTTCTTCAGGAGGTGCAAATATGGCCGAGAGAGTGTCATGGCAGTCTATTTTGATCAATACTGGTATTGCAGCTTTGGGTATTTTTCTTACCCAACTGACCGAGGTAGGAGTTCCCAAGCCTCCGAAGGCGCCAAAAGCGCCCAAGAAGCCGAAGGTTCCTAAACCCGATCAGGCATCACGTAAGTGATGTTTCTGCTGACCACTTGATCATGTCGTTAGGTACAACTTGTGCCGATCTCTTTTGGGATCGGCGAGGTGGGCGTTGCGGTTCGATACTTTCCCCCTATTATGGAGGTGGTATGAAAAGCGACGTAAGTTATCTACTAGAAATGGCGCGTAACATCTATATAGATGCTTGCGCTGGATGCATCGCTGATGTCTCCGATAAGCGTGATTGGAAAACCATTCAATCACGCGTCGAACATGAAGGTATTTCGTTTTTAACGATTACCCTACCGGCTTTCGCTAAAGACTTCGAGAGAAGTCTCGCGACCGGGTTCATTGACTCAACGTGTTTTTCAGGTTGGAGTCGGATCTCGATCCGATCTTCGTCCGGAAAGGTACACGGATCAATCCCTGCATTTTTGCAAGGTATGATCAGTCATTTGTTCGACAGGGAGGATGGTAAACATGTACAAAACTCAGATAATGAGCTTGATGCTCCAAATATCGTTGGTTGCGTTAGGCAAATTTGCCTCGCATTCAAGAAATTGGAGCTACCCTGCACTCTCGAAAGAGAACAAGGTGCTATTAATGAGTATGAACAAACGGAACACGAACTTTCATTGTATGAGCTGCCAAGTGAAGATGCGCAAGAATTTGCTCATCTTTCTGCTATGGTCTGGGATAATCTCATTGGGACTATACGTCTTTCTGAGTGTATACCCAGGCATGGCCCAGGAGCTACCGCCGATAGTAGATCCGGTAATCGGAAATATATCTGGCGCAATTGGACTGAGCGTCTCGAGACTTATTTCCCTATGTTGGATAGCTGTTATTCTATTTCAGCTTGCCATGATGGGGTTCTCGACATGGTTGACGCCCTTTCCGAGGATCGAGAGATTCCTGTTAAAGTTTCTCTTGTTCCGAAGACAATGAAAGGCCCTCGTATTATCGCTGTAGAGCCTTGTTGTATGCAATATGCACAACAAGGGATTCGGGCCGTTCTTTATGAAAGGCTCGAGTCTTACTTTTTGACGAAAGGACACGTTAATTTTCGTGACCAATCTGTCAATCAGCAGCTGGCGATATCAGCATCGATGAGTGGTCAGTTTTCTACGATTGACCTCTCCGAAGCAAGTGACCGCGTTCCGCGGGATCTTGCTTTACTCATGTTTCGATCAAATCCCGATTTACGGGATGCGATCGACGCATGTAGATCGACGCATGCAAAGCTACCTGATGGGTCCCTTGTGGGGCCCCTTAGAAAGTTTGCATCGATGGGTAGTGCCCTTTGCTTTCCTGTTGAGTCGATGTATTTCTACACTATCTGTGTAGCGGCTCTTTTGAAAAGCACTGGTTTACCAGTAACTCACGAGAATGTATTTCAACTTTCTCGTGATGTATACGTCTACGGGGACGATATTATCGTTCCTACTAGACATGCGATTGTGGTCCTCGATTATCTGCAAAAATACAATTGCAAGATAAATATGTCGAAGACTTTCGTCACCGGAAGGTTTCGAGAGTCTTGTGGCATAGATGCGTACGCCGGAACAGAGGTAACCCCTGTGTATATCCGACGGACACGTCCTGAGAACCAGCAGCAGAGTACTGAGCTGATCTCATGGGTTAAAACCGCCAACTCCTTTTACAAAAGAGGTTTTTGGCAAACCGCCAAGACGATGTTTGACATCGTCGAGGGCATCCTAGGGCCTTTGCCCTGGGGTCCAGAGACTGCTAGTTATCTGTGCAAACAGTCCTTCCGGGGTGGTCTTTCGTTCCAGAAATGGAATAAAAGATATCAAGCTTTCGAAATAAAAGCTTGGGTCCCCGAGCCAATTTATCGCACTGATGAATTGGTGGACTATGCGGCGCTTCAAAAGTCTTTAGCTAAACTGGAAGGTTTAACAGACCTTTCTTCGGCTAGAGATGAGAGCCATCTCAAGCGTTCTGCACTTCACGGTGAAGTTGCATTGAAACACCGTTGGGTCCTCGTCTATCAATAGGCGAGATTTATGGGTACATCACCCATCTGAGGAGCTCTCCTAGTCCCTTTATAGCAACTCAATCCTGT